TCGAGGAGGTCGAGGACGGAGATTCCGTCAAGGCCAATGGAATGACGCACAAGGGGCCGATTTACGTCGCCCGCAAGAGTCGTTTGTACGGTGTGGCGTTTCTCCCGCGTGGAGCAGACGAGCGCACCACAGTCCGCCTGGCAGCCGGTGCTGCCGATTCTTCCCGAGGGGAAAATTCGATGAAGTTCGATCAGTGGATCGAGGCGATGGGGTTCAAGCCTGAATCCCTGACCGACAGGCAGCGTCAAGCCCTCGAGGCGAAGTACGCTGAGGAGCTCGAAGCGGTGGGTGGAGACGAGAAGGATGTCAAGGCTGCGGCCTTCGACATTGATGCGATCAAGGCGTCCTACGAGGATGTCTTGGCCGAGTACGAGTCTGCCGTCGCCCAGTACGAGGAAGAGGCTGGCCCTGACTATCGCAAGATGGTGCAGGCTGGCAAGAAGGAACTGGTGGCCCTCAAGGCCAAGGCGATCAAGGAGCGATGGGCCGACGCGAAGTTCCAGGCGGCTGCCATCCGTGCGACCTCTCAGGCTGAACTGGCCATGGTGCGTGCTGCTGCCCCCAAGGGTCCGGCGATTCATGTCTCCAACAAGGACGTGCGCCCCGACGTGATCGAGGCCGCTCTGTGCATGAGTGCCGGGCTTCCTCGTCTCGAGAAGAAGTTCAAGGAGGATGTGCTTGAGGCGGCTCACAAGAACTACCGCAATCTCGGCCTGCAACAGTTGCTGCTGATGGCGGCTGGCGATGGCGGGATGGTGGTTCGCCCCGGCGACCGCATTCACGCTGGCAACTTTGCCCAGGTGATGAACGCCGTCAGGGTTTCGATTCAGGCCGGAAACGGTTTCTCGACGCTGGGCGTGTCGGTCAGCAACCTGCTCAGCAACGTCGCCAACAAGGAGTTGCTCGACGGGTACACCGAAGAGGACCAGACTTGGCGGCAGATCGCTGGCGTCAAGACTGTCCGCGACTTCAAGACGGTCACTCGGTATCGCCTGCTCGACAACATGGCGTACGAGAAGATCGGGCCAACGGGAGAGATTCCGCATGGAACCGTCTCGCAGGAATCCTACGCCACGCGGGCCGAGACCTACGGCAAGATGTTCTCGCTGACCCGCACGGACATCATCAACGATGACCTCGGGGCGTTCGATGACCTGCGGACTCGCCTCGGTGCAGGGGCTGCCCAGAAGATGAACGACGTGTTCTGGACCGAGTTCCTGGACAATGCGTCGTTCTTCACCACTGGTCGCGGCAACTACATCTCGGGCGGCACAACGAACCTCGGCGACGATGGAGTCGGCCTTGGCCTAGGTGTTGCGGCGTTCCGAACGATGAAGAGCCCTGCGGCTGATGGGGCGAAGCGGATCGGGGGGAATCCGTCGATTTTGCTCGTCCCTCCCGAACTGGAAGCTGTCGCCCTGCGGCTCTACACCGGCAGCAACTTGGTGGGCGGCAATTCCGTGGTCCCTGACACCAACATCTACCTCAACCGCTACCGTCCGGTGGTCTGTCCGTGGTTGTCGGATTCGGCGTTCACCGGCTACTCGGCGACTGCGTGGTATCTGCTGCGTGAACCGACGCAGTATCCGACCATCGTCGTGTCGTTCCTCAACGGACAGCAGGCCCCGATCGTCGAGAGCAGCGAGGCTGACTTCTCGACGTTGGGCATTCAGTTCCGTGGCTACCACGACTTTGGATGCGATCAGGCCGAGCCGTTCGGCGGCGTCATGTCCAAGGGCGCGGCGTAACCCACACTTCCCTCTCACACACAGGAGTTGATTCATGGCTGTGACTTATCGGCAGGAGGGGTGTGCGATTGACTACACCCCAGGCACTGCGCAAACCGCTGGTGCCGTCATTGTGCAGCGAGGGCTGGTTGGCATTGTCAAGACGGACATCGCCGCCAACGAACTCGGTGCGATCACCACGGAAGGCGTCTTCCGGTTCGACAAGCCTGCTGGCGCGATTGCGGTCGGCCAGCGGTGCTTCTGGGATTCGCTCAACTCTCAGGCCACCACCGCAGGGACGGGAACGTACCTCGGCATGGCAGTGGCTGCTGCTGCGTCGGGCGACACGACCGTCGATGTGATGATCAATGCCCCGAGCGGCAATTCGGTGGCGTTGGTGGCGACTGCGGCGAGTGCTGCTGTCACCAACAGCACGACCGAAACCAACTTCGACAATTCGACGCTGACGATTCCCGCGTCTTCACTGAATGCTGGCGACATCATTCGTGTTCGGGCTCAGGGGACTGCGACGGCGACGAACTCGACCGACACGTTGACGGTGAAGCTGAAGCTGGGCAGCACTGTCATCGCGACGACTGGCGCGGTGGATGCCCAGAACGGCGACATCTTCTACGTCGAGGCCGACATCGTCGTTCGCACCTCGGGTTCCTCGGGGACTCTGGTTGCGACCGGCATGGTTGCCAATGGCGTGGCTGGAACGGTGACCACGAAGCCTTTCCTGCTCGCCAGCACCGCAGTTGATACGACCGCAGCCCTCACGCTGGCGGTCAGCGCACAGTGGTCTGTTGCCTCGGCCAGCGACTCGTGCCGCCTGGACGTGTGCAACGTCGAGATTGTGGACCGCTAATGAGTGACGTACTCTCACGGGCAGAGACAGCACTGGCTCGCATCCAGAAATCGGGTGCGAGTCAGTCCGTTGTCTACCAGCGTCTTGGTGCAACTGTCACAGTCACGGCGACAGTGGGTCGTTCGATGGCGAGTCAGTATGACCAAGGCGGGATGGTGATTGCCTATGAGACCACGGACTTTCTGATCCTCGCAACGGACCTCGTCCTGAATGGCAAGCAAGTCGTGCCGATGCGAGGTGACGAAGTCCTGTGGAGGAACCGTGTGTATCGGGTGGTGTCGGAACAGCAGGGCGAAAAGCCTTGGCGTGAAAGCGGACCCGATGGCACGGTGATTCGTGTGATGACAAAGGTGACTCGCTGATGTCGGTCCCATCTCTGGTCGCACTGGATGGAGTGGAGACTGCCATTCGGGCAATGGTGGCTGATGGTACGCTTGCCATACCCAGCCTTCGTGTCATCAAGTCACTGCGTCCTCAGCGGCTTCTCCAAGAGATCGAGGATGACACATATGCCATTGTGTTCCTCCGCAGCGTCACGCGCCAGAAGACTTCGGCCCAGTGGCAGGAGTACCAGGTTGACGTTGGCGTCGAACTGATTCGCAAGTCTCGAAGTTACACTCAGGACCACGAAGAAGAGCGGCAGATGCTGACGTACGCCCAGACAGTCTCGGACGAGCTCGCCAAGCGCACGGCAGTCTCTCTTGGATTCATGGCGTCCAACACTGGTGGAGTGGTCGAGGAGGCTGCTGCCGAAGAACTGAGCCTGATCTCCGTGACGACATCGCACATCTATCGCATCATGCACGAGGTGACGTGATGCCAATTCCACAGATTTCCGTGGATGTCGTTGGTTCGGACGCGGTGGTCAAGGAGATTCAAGAGTTCAACTACCGTTCGGCCAGATATGCGTTGAGGTATGCCCTGTACGGTGGTGCGGCAATCCTCCAGAAGTATCTGTCCAAGGATAAGGATGCGACTCCGGTCTGGTCAGGCATGCTGAAGTCTTCATGGGGCATGAAGCGCAGCAGCTACAAGAAGCGAAATGTGTATGTCCTCGTCGGGGTGAAGCGCAGGGTCAGCGGGTTTCGCGTACCAGCGACGGCGCAGAAGAGCGTGCAGAAGGCGTTCAAGGCCGGTGCCTTTGAGGGCAAGAAGAGACCGAAGCGACAGACCCCGGCCCGATACGTCCACCTGCTCGAACGAGGCCACCGTGGTCGGTGGGGCAACTACGTCGAAGGCAAGCATGTCCTGAGAAGGGCGGTTCTCGCCAAGAGCGGCGAGATTCAGTCAGAGGTGATTCGTCGTCTGAAGGAGCGGTTGTCGCGACTTCGTGATCCTGAGATTCTAGAGTAGGAGCAGAAACATGCCCGTCACTGCCGCGCCCCAGCAGGGTCACGGAGTTGCCATCACCTGGGAGAGTGGGTTCTTCGCGTGGATCACCAACGTCAGTCCGATGTCGCTGGCGAGGGCTGCGCTGGAAACCACCAATTCCTCGACTACCACGGCTCGCACGTTTCGGCCAGAGGTTCTCTACAATTCGGGCGAACTCTCGGTTACGATCCAGTTCGATTCGTCCAAGACGCCTCCAATCACTGAGGCGGCGGAATCCATCACCATCACGTTCCCAATGGCTGCTGGAGCGGCCACGGCGGCTACGCTGACTGGCTCTGGATTCATGACGGCGTACAATCCCACGGTGGACATCAACGGAATCATGACCGCCACTTGCACCATCAAGTGGACGGGCGCGATCACCGTGACCGCCGCCGCGTAACATCCTCTTCGAGTGCAAGCATGAGTCTCCGCGACAATCTGATGAAGGCCGGTTCCGTTCGCCCCCTTGTTTCGGTCTCCTGCTCGGACCTGGGGGCCGAAACTGTCTGGCTTCGAGTGCTGACGGGTGCCGAGAGCGACGAGTACACGAAGGCCCTGATGGCCAACGATTACAAGTCGGCAGCCAGTTCAAGGGCGACTCTTGTGGCACTCTGCTTGGTGGACGAGGCTGGCACTTCGGTCTTCACTCTCGCGGATGTTCCCGCACTCATGCAGTGGCAGCGACCGCTACTGGACCGGCTGTTCATGGCGGCGTTCAACCACAACAAGCTGGGCGTCCACGATCAGGTCACGCTCGAGGGAAACTGAGGAGGCACCCCGACCGATTGTTCTGGTTCTTCTTGGCCAGGACTCTCGGTCGTACGGTGCGCCAACTTCAGTCCGAGATGGATATGCACGAGTTCGCCGAATGGCGAGCCGCATATTCCGTTCAGCCTTGGGGCGATGACTGGGCACAGACTCAGTTGCTCGCCGACATGATGTGTCAGTCATCCAGGATGCCGGAACCGCAGTGGGCACTTCCCCGTGGGTTTGGCATTGGCATCACGCCAGATCGAACAGTCGCCCCTCGGCAGCAGGCACCCGCCGAAATCCAACACAACATCATGCTGTGGCTGAAAGGCTCGGGACTGGCCAATGGCTGACGAATCACTTGCCGCATTAGCAATGCGGTTTGGCGCGGATACGAGTGCGGCAGAACAGGCCCTCAGGCAGTTCTCGCACTTCTTCCAAGGCATCATGAAGGACATGACGGAGGGTGCGCGTGGACGTTACAAGAAAAATGTGGTAGCGGATGAGGCTGCGGCGCAAGTCGAGCGGATCAAGCAGGTCCAGACGGAGATGCTCGGCGCGCAGGCGGAGCTCGAAGCAAAGTTCTTGCAGCAACCGTTTTCTCGCAGCGACTTCATGAAGATGGAGACGATGCGGAACTCGGGCTATTCCCGCGATGCCGATGCGTATGAGAAGTCGCTGTATCGCAAGCAGGACGCCGAGTCGGCCCATGCAAAGGCGATGAGCGCAGTTCAGGCTGGCCAACTGGATGCCGCCAGAGCGTTCTACAAGGTCTACCTCGACCTGACCGAGAGCGAAGAACAGAAGCGCGAACGATTGATTCTGGAGGCCGCCGCGCGAGTCAGAAAGCAACTTGTAGCGGAGAATGAGGCGACTCTGGCGGCTGCCAACAAGACGCTGCTGGAAACGCAGATCACCGACTTCGCCAAGCGGTTGATGGATATGACTCGCGGCTACAAGGGTGTGCTTGAGGGCATGCCTATGACGAGTCGATTCTCGCCGATGCTGGAGGAGGGCGGTCGCCTCGGGGTCAAGGGTCCCGAGATGGATGCTTTGCAAGAACTGCACCGCATGGACCTCCAGCTTCAAACGATCCGGGCGGCAGAGCGGCGTGCCAACCTCAATGGCGAATATGACCTTGCTGTCGAACTGCACAAGATGGCTGGCGACATGGAGGCATCAATCAATCGATCAGTCCATGACAGGAACATGGACAACATCGATGCTGAGGCCCGAGCCAATATTCAGGCGGCGAGGGATGGAGCAGAGGCGACAAAAGCCCAGGACGCAGCCACCGCAGCAGCGCGTGTGCGTACTGCTCAGGAAGCCGAACGCAAGATGACAATGGACCGCCGTCTCGTGCAGGCCGAGCGACTGCGCGAGACACTGCGCGATCCTACCGATCCGAGTAAAGGGACGTTTGCCAGAGAAGCTGCCCGCCTTGAAAACATGGTCCGGTTCGAGCAGCAGATCAGCCAGCAGTTTGCTGATCCAGTAAAGGCACTGGAAAAGGAGCAGAAGAAGGCAGCAGCAGTGATGGGCCGGGCGTTCGCAACCGGCAACAAGGAGATGTTTGATACTTCAGCCCGGGCTTATGACGGATTCGGCGACAGAATCAAGCAGGTCACCGAGCAGAAAATTGTCAGTGGTGCGGCCAATGCTCGATATGCAGTGATGAACCTGGCGTACGGCGTGCAGGATGCAGCGACCGTCTATGAGACCTCCGGGTTTGCTGGCGCGATTCGCGCATCCGCCAATAACATGACCGCCCTCGGCTCCATTATGGGTGAGGCGGCTGGAAAGGCGGGAGACCTGCGTGCTGCTTTCGCTGCTCCGGAAGTTGCCTTGATTGCATTCTCCACCGCCCTCATGATTGGGGCCGATGCCTATGCGCGATACCAAAAGGCCGAGGCGGAATTCGCGCGCCAAAGGCGTGAATCAATGCTGATTCCCAAGGACATTTTTGCACAGCAAGCGACTGCGGCTGGCGAGCAGGTTCGGCAAGCCCAGCAAGTTCAAGCTGTTCGCGATTCGGACTATGAGACTGCTGTCAACGCCGTCCGTGCGCAAAATGAGTTGGTTGACGCAAAGCAAGCGGAAATCGACAAGGCTCGGCAAAGATCGCAAGAGGCCGAAAGACAAGCTAAGAAAATCGAAGAACAGATTCGCAGTGAAAATCAGGCTCGCCTCGATCAGGAAGCATTGGTGCAGGGGTTTCGAGAAGCGAGGCCGGGAGAGACGGTCGGCACTGAAGATGAGTCGGCATTTAATGCTCGAATGGCGATGCTGCGTGAGCAACTTGATGCCGCCAAAGAAAATGCGCGCGCCGCGAAAGAGGCTGAGTCTGGAGTCACATCAGAACTCAATAAGCAGGTCCAGGTTCTTGAACAAATGATTGACGCCTCCGAAGAGGCCCGTGTCGCAAATGACAGGCGGCTCGAAACCGACAGAAAGGTCAGAGCTTGGGAACAGGATCAGCGTGACAAGATTCGATTCTCTGACATCGCAATTCTTCAGGCCGAGAGAGAAGTGGCCAATCGCCAGGCTCAACTGAAGTCCGTCTACGATGTCCCAATGGCAGGGATGGCCCAAGCCGGATCGCAGGAGGCTGCCAACATTCGGGCTCGTTCGATGCGTCGCGAGGCGGATGCCGAGAAGAAGGAACTTCAGGAGCAACTGAAGGTGTCGCGTGAGCAATTGGATGAACTGAAGGCGATCCGCGAGCAGATGCAACCCGGCTACCTGGTGGAGAGCTTCAAGCCATGAGTGACGAGATTTCTGAGGTCAGTGGCGGGAGTGGCCAGCTTTCGGTGGGGGGCGAGCGCAGATACACGCGCAAGTTCCGCCTGCACTTTGACAACCCGATCTATGATGCGCGCGCGGTCTGCTCGTCGCCGTTGCTTCCGGCAGCATACAGTGCGTATCCGGGTGACGACTTCGCCGTTCTGGTGGGTGTCAACGCTCAGCAGGACAGCGATCCGGGCCGGGCAAACATCTGGATGGTCACGGCGAATTACAGCGAGAGCCGGGCGGTTGGCGACCTGCTCGAGCAGAATCAGTCCAGTGGCAACTCTCCCGGCGCGCAGATCGACCCCGAGCAGACGATCACGATCAACTGGTCCTCGAGGGAGGTTCCGGTCTATCGAGAGCAGGACCTCAACGGCAATGCGATTCTGACCTCGGCAGGTGAGACCCCACAGATTCAGCAGCCGCACTTCGACCTGCTTCGAGTGGCGACCATCAAGTATTTCAACCGCTACAAGCCATCGGACCTGATGCGGTATGTCAACCACATCAATTCGGTCCCGTTCACATGCGACGGGGAGACTGCCGAACCGGAGTGTGCAAGGATCGCCTCGATCAACTGTTCGGAGTGGGTCGTCCGCCGTGGGGTCTCTGGGCGCGACATCGTGGTGACGCTCGAGATCGGTGATCCAATCGAGGATGTGAGTCTGCAAGACATCGGCAAGATCGCCCCGAACGCCGACACCCTCGACGGGTCCCGCACCCTGCCATACTTCCGTGGCAACTTTCTCGACGCGGGCTACATGGAGTACGATGTGACGCTGGGTGGCCTGCGACGGATCCGCATGGACGACAAGAGCTATGCCAGCAGTCCCCAGCCCCTCGCGCTTGGTGTATCATTGCCGAGGCCAGTTCCTGCGGGGACGTTCGTGTACCGTACGTTCAAGCGATTCCCGAGCGTGGACTTCTCCACAATCATGCGTCTTCCCCAGTGAGGTGAGTGATGGCTGACGAGGTCACAGTGACGTTATCGGTGGACCTGAAGAACCCCTCTACGGGTGCTGCGGGGGCTCTAAGGGACTCGTTCGCCACCGGAGCGATTAAGTTCACCCAGGCGACCGCAGGGGCCTTTAGCCGCGTCGTGGCGACGAGTACGACCGACACAGCACTGACGCTGAGTGGCATCACGTCCCCCGGCTGGGTGATGTTTCAGAACTTGGACCCGACCAACGCCATCAAGATCGGCCCGGAGAGCAGTGGGGCGATTGTCGCGATGATCCAACTTCCGCCGAAGGGTGTCGCGGTCCTGCCTGCATTCTCATCGGTCACGTTCCGGCATCAATCGACTGCCGGGACCCCGAAGCTTCTGGTCAAGGTGCTGGAAGCGTGATGAATCCCCGGCCCGGCTACTCCCTGAGCGAGGCGGCGGTCGATGAGGTTCGCGGTCTATTCGGCCAGCGTTCTTCATGGGCTCCTCCGTTGCTGCGCGGTGCCGGAGCGTACGATCCTGGGTCGGACTACAACAACTGCGTGGCCCAGTTCCGAAACGATTCGGGCGAAGAGATTCCGGCCAACGGTTGCATGCGAATCACGGGCTCCGCGACTGTCGGAGGG